CTTCCCTTGGTCCTTGAGAAAAATCATGCCCCCGTCGCCTGTTACGAGGATTTTCATAGCATCGAAAGACCATACGCCCATATCCCCAATCGTCCCACAAGCTCGGTTCCCGTAAAATGTCATCGGCGCACAGGCTGCGTCCTCTATAACTTTTACATCCCGACAGAGGTCCATAATCGGGTCCATGTCGCATGGAAAACCTCCATAATGAGTTATGTAAACCATCTTCGTGAAGGGCGTGATCTTTGGTTCTATATCTTCCGCACGGACGTTCAGAGTCAGAGGGTCAACATCACATAGAACGGCCTCACAGTTTGCCGCGAGAACCGCGTTTCCCACACCGATAAAAGATATAGTCGGGACAATGATTTCATGTCCTTCACAGTTAAATAGTTCAGGTGCGAGGAAAAGTCCTTCGGTGCAGCAGTTTGTTGAGATGAAATTCTGAGGATCGGTATGGAGCATCAAAGCAAACTCTTTTTCAAATTCCCCAACTAATTTCCCTTTACCTACCCAGTTTGATTTGAACACCTTTTCAACAGCGGCAAGTTCTTCTTGTCCTAAACAAGGTTGAAAGATATTAATCATTTTACAGCCTCAAAAAAGTCGTCAATTCTTTTGCTCAACAATAGAGGTAAAAGCTGTTTTATCTTTTCAGGGGGGAAATCCCACCATTTAATTTCCAGAAGTCTCTGTATCTCCGGTTGGGAAAATCGGTATCGGATAACCCTTATGGGATTCCCAACAGCAATAGCGTAAGGGGGGACATCCTTCGATACCACCGACCATGCGCCTATCGCCGCGCCGTCGCCAATCGTGACACCCGACAGGAAACAAACCCCATGACCCACCCAAACATCATTGCCGATAACAATATTCCCTCTTGCCTTCCAATGTTTTTCTTCCTTAGCGCAACTCGCATCAAACTCCGGGAACGGATACATGGAAACCCATTCGGTTCTATGATCCCCGCAAAGCAGTGCGGAACACCCCGTGGAAATGCTGCAATACTTCCCGATGATAAGGTCATGCTCCGCTGTGTGATGGAGTGTCTTTATCGTATCCCCAGCCGCAAAATACGTCCCAACCCCTACGTTCATTCGGGTGGTTCCCATCCCTTCCTCGTCTGTAGATAACGTGCTCGCCTTACCTTGTTCTCTTTCGCCTTCTTTTTGATGATTTTCTTTTCCTTCCTCTGCCTAAGGACAGCATTTTCATCTTCAAGTATTTTTACTTTATCCTTTAATGTTATGATCTCCGCTTCTCTCTGGGAGATGATCTTATAGAGGGTCTGTTCCTTTGCCCGAGCGTTTCGGTTAATCAAAGCGCCTTCAAACTCGATCATAAAAGACCTTTCGGTTCGTCCGATTCCCCATTGAGTTTCTTCAATGCCTGACTCCCGAGATAAACATCCCCCCGGATAGAATTCATCACCTGATCTACGCCGACCATCTCGCTCTTCAGATTTGAAAAAGCAATTGTCTGATCGTGGTTCAGGTCAAGTATCTGTCGGGCATATTCAAGTTTCATCCTCTCAAGGAGACCCTCTAAATAAGGATGTTCGGACAAGTACCTAAGAAAATCTTCCGCTTGTTTGCCGATCTCAAGTTGTTCTTGCAGATCCACTCTGTACTCCTTTCACTACTTGAAGTCTTTTCGCTGTTTGGGCTTGTTCTTCCTTGTGTCTCATCTGTTGTTGATGGAGTTCCTCGTTGAATCTCATCTTTTGCTGAAATTCCACCTGGGCATACTGGATTTCCTGTTGTGCTTTCTGGGCATCCAATTTCATGGACTCCTGAGCCTGTTGGGATTTCATCTGCGCATCGGCCTGTTTCATCTGCATCTCCATCTGAGCGCTTTGCTGTTCCATCTGCATTTGGACCTGTTCAGGAGAAGGCTGTTTTGGTTCCTGTTGCGCTTTTTGCTGGTTCTGTTGGAACTCCTGTTCGGTAAGGAGAAGATCGTCTATCTTTAACCCTAAAAGTTTCTTTTTCTGCGCTTTCATTATGTGGAGTGGGGTCATAATCCCCATCTGAAGACCTGCCTGAGTGCCAAACTGGATCAAAAGATCGACTTGATTTGCCATTGCCGTCTTCTCGGCTTCGGACACTCCGATGTCGATTTCAATCTCATGCTCTCCAGTAAGGTCGTCAGGGTTTACGGTAATATCGGTCCCAAGGATTTTAATATCAGTCTGTGGAGGCCATTTCTGGTTGATAAAAATGAAGTCTCTTATAATCCCCATCACCAACCCGTTGCCAAGAATCTTAGCGGTGAGTCTCAGAGGCTTCCCAGAGGCGGCAAAGATGGCACTTATGCCTGTCGCAGTCTTGTTAAGCGAAGCCGCATCAACTCCCTGATTGTATCTCGTTATCCCGGTTTTCTCCTCATTATCGGCCTTTAGAAGCTCGTATGCCTTGAGAACAAAAACTGAAGGTGTGGATGTCTTGACCTCTCCAAGTTTTGTAGGATCTCCCTTAATAACTGCGAACGGCTTCCGGTCTTGGAGCATCATGAACATCTGTTGGTCAGATGTTACCGGATTCTTATAGCAATCAATCGCTGCGGAATCCTGAATCAATCTCAAAAGATTGGTCATTATCTTCTGGTCGTTTTCAAGAATCGCCGGCATTGCCATACCGTGAATCTTGTGCGGCTCGGGAGAAATATGCCCTATCCTGAACGGAGCACGGTTGTACTCGTTCTCATCCAGTCTACATACGATGTCATCACAGATATCTATGATTACTGGTTCTAAAAGCCCATCACCGTCAATATCGAGCCTAAAATAGCATTCCTTGATCTCCACTTCCCTTGAGAGGATGTTATCTTCTTTATTGGATGGTTCCTGGGTTTCGGTTTCAGAAACAGAATCAGCATTGAAAATAACCTCCACCTTATCCAGAGGTTTGGGGGTTAGATTATCTCCACGGTCCTTTATCTTTTCAAAAGTTCCCTTTTTGTATATTCCCGCTTTCTCTCTCTTGCGTACATCATTGAGGGTTCGGGTAACCTTATGATAAATAAGTCTCCCCTCTATACCACCCCAATCGGTCAGTTTGCAGTCAGGGGAATAGAAAAACTCCCAATTCGGTATCGCTTCGAGAAACGGACCGGCGTAATTGATCTTCTTTTTGACCACTTTTACGTTTTCGTAGTATGTCGCTCCGGTTTCGTCCTGTAACTCGTCATACTTCGATATGGTTGAATTTGGCTCCTGAGAAAGAGCAAGCATTTCTTCAGTTGTAAGCCGGTCATAAACCTCATTCTCAAGGTCAAAGTCTTCCTTGTAGTGTACCTTGGCTACACAGTAATGATAGAGATTCGCAGTAAACAAAAGGTCAAAGAGCTTCCTGAAACCATCTTGCTTTCTGAACATCTGATAATAAATGAGTTTTTGAAATCGCGCGGTTCTTTCTTCGTTCTCTCCTTTTAAAACAAAGAAATCATCATTAAAGAGATCCATCAGGTTCGCCATAGTCCATTTGTGGTTATTGTAGACCACTGGCGCGACGGATTGAGAGAAACCCTGGCGTTCATTCCCGTAAAGAGCCATTCTGAAGCGCTGATAGTATTCAGTCCTTTGATTAGAAAATTCGGTCTGAATGCTCTCCGCTTTCTCGATGTCCGGGGTCAGAAGTTCAAGAACCTCTTGGTCGTCCCATTTGGTTATCTTTTTATCCATTATAGCATCATACTCCTCTGTTTACTCATGTCAAAAATCTGCTGCGGATACCACTGTGTGTCTAAGAGTGCTAACCTGTAGAGGCATTCGGTAAAGTCATCATCCACCTTAAATGCAGTGGGTTTCAGACTTTCGGGGTCATACATCAAATCCTCAACCTGTTTTATCGTCATGGAGCAAGTGTCAAAAATCCAAAGCCCCGGCATCTCGTTTTCCGTCCACAAGAGGTCATTGAGTAAAGCAATGCCGTTATCCTTATCCTTAGAAGCAACATCTAAAGAAATATTGTGTGCCCCCAAGACATTCGACATGACCGTGTAGACATCGTTATCGTTCGGCTCCCCGCTTTTCGCCAAAGGGTCGATGATGCACCTCCCAAACCTTAAATCCCCAGTGTGCATAATCCGCACAATCTCTTCAGCGATAGCTTTAGGGTTTCCATGTTCCCAGAGTTCGTTACAGACATATTTATAGTTGGCTTTGGTGGTTGCCAAGAATACCACAGCCCACTTCTTGGAGGGATGGAAGTCTATAGATATGTCCACTATTGCGTCCAACGGTACTTTAAACGCAGGCTTTACGTGTAACTCCCTCTGGAAACGTGGGAACACCAAAGACGACAAATAACTTGGCTTACCATAGAGTCGGGCCTGTTTCTCTTCGGGTTTGAGAGATTTTGCAAATTGATCTATGCCTTCCTTGGTAAGCCCATACCCTACATTGTCCCAAATCTCCCCCTGGACGTTAAAAACACTCGGATCGGGTTTCCCGTCTTCAAGGCGTGCTTTAATGACCTCCCGATGTATCCAGGCTTCCTTTAATAAGGTTGCACCAAAGAGTTCCCGTCCGTTCCGGTCAATAAGCCCTCTCGCGCAAGCAACCCTTATGTCTCTTGGAGGAGGCTCATCGTAAACAACCAGATCCCCCGCCCAGCCTTCAAACACATCACTCGATTGAGACGTAGACATGATCTCCAAGGTGCTCCCGGTAGCCAAATCCTTCCAAATCGCATCTACACCCTGATTGTTCTTCCGGGTCTCAAGAGGTCGATTTTTCGGCCACCAGAATTTAAGCGCCGGGATCACCACAGCTTTTATATGTGACTCCCACCCCTGACCTATATATCTTATCTTCCGGGGTCTGTGATGGGGAAGAAGCATGGGAGTGTCGTTCCACAACCACCGACTAAACAAAACACTCAAGGCTATCACAGTCCCTATCGTTGTCTTCCCTAACCGATTGCTCCCGGTAAACGTGAACACCTTCTTGTCTGGTCGAAGCCACCCGTCCAGTAATTCCTTCTGTCGTGGATTCGGAGGCATGAACAACTTCTCCCCAAGAGTCTCCTCCATAAAAGACTCCTCCGGAATCGGCTCACGAAAAGCATACAACCGATTCGATTGGAGAAAACCAGCATACGCCGTCGCCTTCTCCTGAAACTCCCTTTGACCCCTACTCAACTCTGCTTCTGATTCAGTCAAGCAACCACCCAAACCACCTTCCCCTAATAGGATCAGTGACTATAAATACTATCCCATGAACCGGTCTCTGTGGATAACTAACCTCTTTTTTGGGGTTGTTAGCTAAATCATCATTCGGTGTAAATTTCTCTTGACAATGATCTTCAATAGTTGTAATATCTGTCATAATTCAAAAACCCCACTCAGGAGGCCAATATGCGAGATACCGAGAACATGAAAGAGTACATTCGATCCCTCAGAACTGAATGTAACCGTTGCGGTGCCGATAACCCAGAAGTCCTTGTTTTCCATCACACTAACCCAGAAACTAAATCATGTGACATCGGCCCCCATCTCACTAAAGAACGTATCGACGAGGAACTTAAAAAATGTGAAATCGTCTGCTTTAATTGCCACATGATAATACACCGCCGACTAAAGACTACTAAAAAATCCCTCCAAACACGCCAAAAGAAGGCACACCAACTTACTGATATCGGAGCTAATATAGCAAGAGGCCGACTGCTTAAAGAATCCCTATCTCAACTATCACACGATCTCCTTAAAGATATCCGCAAGGAAATTAATAATATATTACCAAAACCGATCAAAGAGGAACGCCCAATCAAAATAAAAGAACCTCAAACAAAAAAACCCAAAGAACCCAAAATCCACCTAATCCCCATTTACCCCAATAGCGGATTTGAAGCAATTCCATTTGGCTATATGAATGGAACAGGACATTTATAAGATATCCATTATTATAATTACTTAGTCTCTCTCTCCCACGGGCCGGATATAATCCTTTTTGTTTTCTCGCCCAATAGGTGTTATCAACAACTTATATATCAGTAACTAACTTACTGTTAAATGTTAAATTTGACGTTAAGTCAGTTACTGTAAAACTTTTTTACCTTTAAACAACCCTTTTCTTCCTCTTCTTACCCTTCCTCAACGGCAATCCCCGCTCCTTCGTACCCGCATAATGCCGCAAATCTCCCAAACTCATCCCCATCATACCCGTACTACCTGGCTTAGAAAGCTCAACACCAGCCATCCTACGCTGCTTCACACTCACCGCAGGCATATCACCAACCCTATCATTATCCCCAACACTATCTCAAATAACTCATCCATCCCTAAATAACCCCTTTTTGTTTTCTCGTGTGGATAGGGGGAAGTATAGCCGAAATCCCAAAATAGTCTACCCCGCCCCCCCCTATCCCTAATCCACCTATTGAATAATATCAACTACTTAACTAATTTAATGTCTGATAAGATACAATATGTAAACTATGGGGAAAGATAATTGAAATTATTCAGGATTTATCTTGACTTTGCTCCTGCCTAAGTAGCTGGACGGCCTTAACCATATCAACCTGTAGTACACGATGGTCAACGATATCAGTAGCTTGGCCTCGGATAATACGAATCTTGTCCTCAAGGATAGCGGCGCCGGTGATGGCCTGGAGTCCGGACATGGCTTTTATTTTGACATCGGTGAGTGAGTTGAGTACCTCGCGTTGCTTATGCTCAAATACTTGGTCTTTGTATGTGCTGAAGTTTTGGAGGCTTTGCAGTTTTACCGATTGAAGTCTGCGGACAATATTAGAGTGGTCACAGCCTGTGAGCTTTGCTATTTCTGTAGTGCTCAGGTTTTTGGATCTATAATATAGTATATCTTCAATAGATATATCTTTGGACGCGAATTTTGAAACCTCGGATCCCATTATAGTTTACACCACATGAACGGACATAAGTGTTTGGCGATTTCATGCTGATCGCTTGCGCGGAAATAGGTGTTACAGGCTGGACAATACATTGACGGCTCCTGGTAGTTATTGTGGCGCGTGGTTTGTTTTATAGTGCTTTGAAGGTCGAAAATGAAGCCTTCCATCGACATGAGATTGTGGCCGATTTGATAATACGAGGAGTTATTCCATCGGATTAATCCCATCTTTCCCTCTGGTATTATATTGTGACGATAGTTTGATAATTTGTCAAGCGACTTTTTTGCGGCGCGCTTCGTCCACGTAAATGGAAAGGTTAGGTTATATCATGCGGTTATGGGTTTTTATCAACAGTTTATCCACTGTAAGGTTTTCCGACAAGTGTCGGATTTCTTTACAATAATTAGGTGTTTTCCTTTGGTGGCGTGAGTTACAGAGGTGGATAACCTAACCTGTAAACAGCTTATAAACAGTGAAACGTCGGATTTCTTTACAAACACCTATTTGTTGATACTGTTGATAACTTTTATCTTTAATTTATTATTACTTAGCTTATTAAGCGGTTAGGTTATGATTATTGACATCGGTTAGGTTATGGCATGGTAATAGCATATAATAAGGCAAAGGGAAACACAATAAAACATAGGAGGGTTATTATGAAAATCACGAATGAACACCTCGAACACATGCGACAGGCAATCAAACCATTAAAAGATAAAATACCTCAGCACATTGTTTATCTGCGGTCCGATGAGCGAGAAAAGGATATTCACAAGCGCCTTCGATGGGATTTGTTTCATGCGGCCAAGCTGGATAAATTCGCATGTGATGAACTGTACAAGTATATGAACGACGATCATATCGACACGGCATTGAAAAGTATTGTCGGAAAATTGCGGATAATTGATACTGAATAACACCATAAACGAAAGGAGATAAGACAATGAACTTGAACACTGCGAATTTAATGGTAGGAAAAGCGGCATCGACGGACGCGGCGAGAGTTAACTTAAATTCAATCCATGTTACAAAGGACTACACCGAAGCGACGAACGGCCATATATTGGCGCGGGTTTCGGTGCCCTTCCAGTGGGAACGTGAGGACCTCCCGGAACAGATCCCGACCAGCGGAGAAACACTAACACCGTTTATCGTCCCGGCGAAAGCGGCCATGTCATTCAAGACGTTTAAAGCTAAGGGGAAGTATAATAATATTCCCTCCCTGGCCGACGCACTCTATGTCGATGTTGAGAAAACCAATAGCAATGGCGCGGCTTATTTCACCGCGACGGATCGCGAGAGCACAATCAACCCGACACTTCAGAAAATCGACATGGACTTCCCGGACATCGACCGTGTTATTCCGTTCTATGAAGGGGATGATATATTCCACGTCCGGCTGAACATCTCCTATCTTGAAACCCTGCTTGCGATTGCGAAGGGGACCGGGAGCGAGTTTGTGAATATCGACGGTGTAAAGGGGAACAATCGACCCCTGCTCCTCAGAACGGAAAACAATGGCCAAAAGTTCACCGATGTGATTATGCCGGTTCGTGATTAATCTCTTCACTTGCCGACTTTCCACGTAAATGGAAGGCCGGCAATATGAACGGATTAAGAAGTATAAACTTTAACCACTAAACAAGAAAGGGGAAAGGACAATGAAGATCAGGAATATCGGAAGCAATATGACAGAAGTACAGACGGAAAAGGGGGAAATCCTTGTTTCTTATCAGACGCCCGTTGCGGTTTGCATGGCCGATGGGAGCGGGTTCTATCGTACCGCGAAAAAGTGGAGCGTCACAACATCAAAACACATCAACAAGTGGCTTGCAGGAGCGAAGGCAACGGAAAGGCCCCAGGAGTTTTTTGACGGTCTGGTTTAACCCTTATGGCTTCCCGGCCAGCCAATAATGACCGGGAGAAAGAAGGATACCATGAACGCTAAAAATTGCGCATACTCAATAAAAACAACACGCGTTAAAGAACCCGACTTCCCCTATCAAGGACAAAAAATCACTTGTACCAGTGAACTTGTGGGATTTGCAAAAAGCCTTCAAGACGCCGATATTGAAAAGTTTTTGACAATTTACTTGGACCAAGACAATACGGTAATTTGTATCCAAGTAACGACAGGCACGATAAATCAAGCCGTTGTTTACCCCCGCGAGGTTATCCGCCACGCCTTGATGGTAAACGCAACGGCCTTGATACTGGTCCACAATCATCCATCAGAAAACGTCAAACCCTCTGATGCTGATATTCGGCTAACGCGAACGCTGAAGGAAACGGCACAAAATCTTGAATTACTTATCCATGATCACATTATAATCGGCGGCACAAGGTTTTTCAGTTTTCGGGAAGAAGGGCTGATGCCATAACCTTTCATAGGCTACCCGGCGGCCAATAGCCGGGAGAAAGGTTACTGACATGAAATATCAAGTGAAATATTCTAACGAAGGCAGGCCGGAATTGACGCCATACTGGGATACATACGAGCTCGCTTCAGAATCAGCCGAATTTCTTAAATATCAAGGCGCCAAAAGGGTAAAAATAGTTGATCTTTCCGGGAAGAAGATCGAAAGGGGGGAAGCATGAAAACAACGATTATCGAGCACTATAATTTCATCGCAGGCAGGTACAAAAGGGAGCCAGTTGACTACTTTACCACGGCGGCAAGCTGGTTTACACTTGGCTGTATTTGCGGCCTGATATTAGCAGGAATCATTGTAGGAATAACTTAATAGGGGGAAAGTATGACAGCAACACAATTGAGAGATCAGAAAGGAGAGTTGCGATGACCATAAAAAACGAGTACGACTTTAATGTTGGGAGAAAACCGACAAAATTTATAGCGGATATTATCGCCTTAGAGACAGAAATCGCAGAACAACCACATAATGCTATCACTCCGGCGATGCGGGGCACCTATTGCATGAAAAATGCGGAGGCAGACGCAGAAAGGAGAAAACCATGACCAGAAATCTGACTACTGAAGAAGCGAAAGAAATTGGCCGCAAGGGCGGACTAAGCAAAAGCGAAAAGAAACAAGCATCCTCCAGAAATAACGGAAAGCTTGGGGGAAGGCCAAAAAAGGAAAGGGGGAAAGTATGAAAA